TTGCATCTGAATAGGCTATAGCAGTCGAGCCACCAGATGCATCTCTTACAAAAGGAAACCTATTTAACCGTTCTCCAGTAAAATTTCTATATTGATTATAGTCGTTTGGAAAGCCAAGTGCAACTAACCATTCGTATAATTCAATGTAATTTGACATATCTTCGGTAATTAAAAACCGAATTGTAAAGTCTCCAAATACATTCTTATCTCCCACATGAGGAATATCTAAGAATGGGGTTGGTTGACTTGTAAAACCTAAAGTTAATGAAGGTAAGTTAGCAGACTGACACGTAAATGCTACGGCTGGTAAGTTTTTAATAGAGAACCTAAAAGCATTAGGTCTAAGAAAGTTAGCGACCGGGGTAGATGTTATACTACTAACTTCACTTAATACTGTTGAAAGATTTGCTGTAAACATTATTATTGTTTCCTTTACAATATTTATAACGAAAAAAAGGGAGCTTTTTAGGCTCCCTTTTAAACCCGTTACCGGGATCCGTTCTTATCGACGGCTTTAGATTACATCAAGTTAGTAACCTTAGTACGACGATAGTATTGGTTACGGTTAGCTGTAAAGGTCGATGCATCAGCAGCGCCAGAAGCAGAAGTTGTAACGTATGGGTTAGCAATCATACCGTAACGAGTCTTGAAGCCGATCTTTGGCTGGAAGCTGTTAGGATCAACTGCGCGAACCATTTGCAATGGAACGTAAGGGCAGTAGAAAATACCTGCGTCATAAGGTGATGTACCTTTGTAACCAACAACGTAGAACTGGTTAGCAGAACCGAGGTTGGCAGAATATGGATCAACATAAACTTTGAAACGACCATTCAACACACCAGCGAATGTGTTACCAGTGTCATCAACGTTCAAGTTTGTTGACAATGCAGGAGCGTAATCCAACACACCGGCCATGGCCAATGCAGAAGCTACGTCAGCAGAGCAAACGATGAAGTTACCTTTGCCGCGACGAGTGTCTTGGCCAATGTGGTTAGCGTCACGCTCGATGTTGAACAACAAGCCTTTGAAACGCTCAACAGACCAACGACCGTTAGAGTCGACGTCTAGGTTGAATGTACCGGCAGTAGCAGTAGCGGGCGAACCGGCTTTAGCAACTGTATAGATTGTACGAACAACTTCGCGGTTAATTTCAAACATAATTTCTTGTGAAAGAATGTTAGACAATTCAGATTCAGCATCCAAACCGTGAACAGCTTTCAAGTCTTGAGCAAGTTCAAGAGTGTATTCAGCTTTCAGAGCACGTGACTGAGCAGTAACTGTAGTCTTGTCAATTGAGAAGCCCATTTGACCGAAGGCATTAGATGAAGAATCACCCAAGGCTTCAGCTGTAGCAGTTGGAATACCTCTACCAGTTGTGTAACCGGAAGCAGCAACTGGATCTGTACCAGCGTGAGTACCGTTCAATGGTGTACCATCAGCAGCAAGTGCAGATGTAAAGCTTGAAGACGAGAAGTCTGTATCAGCTTCGTTGAACAACGCTTCAGTACCGTTTGCAACAGTACGTGTGTTACCGTATACGGAACGCATAGCGAAGATCAAGCCTGTTGGGCCAGTCATAGGCTGAACGCCGCAGATGTCATAAGCCATCAAGTTAGGCATTGCACGGCGTACGAGACCGATCATGATCGGGTCATACTTAGCAACACCAGTAGTGCCGTCGCCGATACTGTTAGCAGGAGCCAACTCGTTCAGCATCTGGCGCTCTTCTTGAAGAGCTTTCTCTTGGTTCTCTAAAAGAATGGCTGTAACAGTCTTCTTGTAGTTGTCTTTGATCTCAGGAAGATCGGCGTGCTCGAGAATGGCACCCCACTTCTTTTGGATATTTTCTGATAGGTACATTACCTGTTCTCCTTCTGTTGGGAATTGTTATTTATTTATAATTTAACGAGTTTTGATAGTTCTTGAGAGAGTATCAACGTATCTGGACATAATGCTATTGTTATCAATGAATGCGGAAGGATTAGTACCGCTTTCCTCGACGAGCATCTTTTCAGGAGATTGCTTAGATGTCTTGGGGAAGTAATTTTCCTTAATGACAGATACTTTCTCGCGATACAGATCCTCTGAATCAAAGTCTACACCCTCAATTAATTTCTTCAGCTTTTCAGCCTCAGTTGCGGCAAGATCCTTTGTTTGCTCGTCAAGAATTGCTGCTGCTTTAAGCGCATTCAATTCCTTGGCCAGCTCAATGCTTTGTGTAATTGACTCATCTAGTTGAGATTGCAAGTCTTCTGACTTAGTCTGCATCTCTTCTAGAACGTCATATTTTTCTTCTGGCACTTCGATAAAGTGCTCTTTGAACAATGTCTTCATGCCTTGGATAAAGTCTTCAGCAATCTCAGTTCTCAAGCCAGACTCTACAGCCAACTTGTTCTCTTCCATGTACTGTTCAACAACATAGTTCAAATAACCATCAACCTTCTCAACAAGAGCTTCTTTGAACTCTACCAATTGAGTGGCTGTTTGCTCTTCCAACTTAGAAGTGACCTTCTCCATCTCGTTGTTAACACGAGCGATAACGGCGGCTTCGAAAATAGAAGTAGCTTTTGTTCTGAATTCTTCGGAAAGATCTTCACCAAAGATAGAATCTAGTTGAGATTTAATATCAACTGTTTCTTCAATAGTATCGCCTTCTTCTTCTGATTCCTCGTTAGCTTGAGTCTTAACAGACTTAGCATCGCCCTTCATGGGCAAAGGATTCACTTCTTTAGAAGCCTTGGCAGCAGCACTGTTTTTACCAGTAGCGTCCATCACCTCTTCCATGTCTGCATCTTTCGATGAACCTTGTCTGGGCATAGATGTATCACCTTGACCAGAGCCTTGACCGGCTTTTGAATTATCTTTTGCTGTGTTAACAGTGGGCTTACCATCTGCAACTACTGTCTCTGAAGCTTCATCAAGTGTTGCTTCAGTCAATTGCTCAGTTCCGTTTGCACGGCTTAGCAACTGCTTAATTTTGTTCTCTACTGACATCCTTGGTCTCCTAAGAGTATGTTTAACGTTTATATTTATATAAATTAATTACTTGATAGTTCGTAAGAACTGTTCAAATACTTGTAATTTCACTTTATTTAGGTCTGCTTTAGATGCCTTCCTAATGGTGTTCTGTGCCTGTTCAATCTGTACTGCTTTCCAAACACCGTTTTCTAGAATCCAATCAGCTGATTCCATAATACCTTGTACAAAGGCATCAGGTGCAGAAGGATCAGCAACAATATCAACTGTAGCTAAATGAAAGTCATCTTGTACTTCATTTATTCCTTCTTTGTTCAACTTAACGGATCCTAAACCTCTAGAAGATACACCCAGACCTACACCTTCTTCGATAAAGTTTCTAACAATCTTACCCATTGGGGTATCTAAGATTTTAGCCTTACCGTAGATGTCATTTCCTTCAAACTTAAGACCGGTGATCAAATGTGATACCTGGTTAAGGTTAATTGAAGGGTTAGGAGGATGACCTAATTCACCCAGTGAGCGCTTTTCGTTGATAAGTTCTTGGTATTTTTGAACTTCACGTTCCATAATACCCCTACCATAGATACGCCCATTGCGGTTTGGTTTTTCTGCTTGCATGAAGATACCTTCGATGTAAACAGATTTGGAACCGTCTTCTTTTTTTTCTGTCAGGAATTTTATATCCTGATTCATTTCTGTAATGAGTTTCATTTAATCCCCGCAGACTTTCTTCGTTTGATTGATACTGCACGTTTTCTAAGAATACGTGTTATCATCGGTTTTCTTTTTCTTGCCGCTTTGACTTACGCTAAATGACGATTTCTTCTTTCAAGAGAAGTCATACGAACTAACTTACCTGCCTGAACACGATAGCCATCACGTGCAGAAATTAATTTTCTGCGTTGTACTTTGCCGCCACGAATACGGTTAACCTTTTGAAGGTTTGCTTCGTCTAAGTCTTCTTTGATAAATTCCTTAAAGCGCAACATATGATTATGGGGCTACGCCATCGTCAGTAGTTTCACGGCTAGAGTAACCAACAGTCTTCTTACCTTCAAGGATAAGAGTATATGAGGCATTTGCTGTGAAGCCCGTAGTTGATAACAAAATATCGCCGTTAGTGTTAGCGGCATTGTTAACTAGTGGGCATTGACCAGATGTTGTTAGGTCCCAATAGCCTGAACCTGTAAGAGTTACGATATCAGTATTGGATGATGCACCGTACCACTTGAGTGTGATGCGTGGCGACATTGTTGATGATGTGCCTGATGCAACTGACCAGAAAAT